CACTCACATTATCTCACAGCACCGAGCGAGTTTATACTCCTCGCTGCACCAGGCTTGCGGGTGCATTGCATCCCAACGCCTCACCGCGAGAGCCTCCGTTATTTCGGGAGCTCATGCCGCAAGCGGAGACACAGCATGCCAGCACGGCAGTCTTTACTAACTGTGCGCGAGGTGAAGGAGCCGGCCGGGACTTTAAAAGTCCGACTCACGCTCGCCAACTTCACTTCAATTGGATGCAGATTCTCGGGCCCTGGATTTTCCAGTGTTTTGGTCATCAAAGTGGGGGCCGCTACGGTATCGCGGGCGACGGAGACGTCGCATTAACAGCTGACCTCTCTGTTCAGCAGACAGACGAGGGTACGCAGCCGCCTCTTGAGTCAGAGGCGGTAGATGAGCAGGATGACGCTGCCGACAACGCTGAAACCGGTGTTGGCGTATCCGCCAGCATCCGGGTCGGACTTCGCGCACTGGAGGAAGAGATCCGGTATTATATGGACGACATTGATCTTATAACTCCGGGAATAGGCGCTTGGCGTTCTTTCTGGTATGTAATTCGGAGGCTTGACTTGTACGTACGTGACTTTGTTCCTTGTATTTGGAATAACGTGTTCGGGTTTCTTATCCGATTAGGCCTCCCTAGCATTCATTCGATGGCTTACAGCTCATCACTCCGGAACATTCTGGACGTGGACGGTCCGTCCGGCAGAATCCTGTGCCGCGAGTCGCAACGCCGTGCTTTTAAGCTGAATGCCGAGGAACTGTTAGACGATATGGTTCGTAGTCTGACTGTGACGCACAACGACGACAAGGAATTGCCGGCGAAAGGAGCGTTTATGAAAGCAGTTCGCCGTTGGCGTCCACCGACTGACGCTGACATTCAGGCTGAGTCAGCCAAGCACAAGAACGGTAGCGACCATCCATACGCTGCCACTGCACGCCATTTAACCGTGGTTAGAATCCGTAAGATGATTGATCAGTTGGGCCTACGTCAGTGGGATCCTAACGTCTCATCGTATCAGCGTGACAAGTGCGTTACTGTGCATGGCAAACGGCCGGTTCACACTCTGAAGGATCTTTATCATAATAATCCAAAGGAGGAGAAACAACCAGGCGACGTGATCACGATGATTGACTGTTGCAATTATGAAACAGATTTGAAATGTTGCAGTGGTCACCACTTTGTGCTATGGGCATCGAAATACCCTGCTCTTTCGGGGCGAGGGCGGGATTCCGTGTACTACTACGAATCACCGACTTCTGTCACTGAGATCGTAGGGCACGGCGACGGTGCTCGTTACCGCAATCAGATTCCATGGAAGTTCAACGAGAACGATTTGTTCTACCTTGAGTCTGAATGCGGCCGCCGATACTCCGTCTACCAGGTAGTGATTTATTATCAGCCGGAGATTCTTAAACAAGTAGTCTTCGGCGTGTGTTTACACACTGTAAACCTACCTTACCCACTCCACGACCAGATGTCGCGTTGGGTTAATGGTCACGCTTTGGATTCATCCGGCATCAAGACCATTGGTGTGGCAGACAACGTGAAGCTGTGCGCGGCGGACCCGGACCGCCCGCACACGCGCAACATTTTAGTTATGCAAACAGGTACTGTAAATTTTCCCACGGTTTCGCTTAAGTACGACGACGACATTGGCCCGGACTGTTCGGTAACCATTACGAACAAGCTCTATGAGTTGATCCGCTACATTCAACATAGCGGCGGCCGTGGTCAGTCATTAACCGAAATCCAACAAGCCTTAAAACTGCATCTGGCGGACAACTTCGGCGACAAGATTCCCGATCCCGCCATAGCCGTCCTAGCCAACTTCATGCGCGCCAGCGCGGATTTCGGACCGCTCCCCAATGTGGTTTATTTAAGTTCTGCACAGCTTACTGAATACCCACCGCGCGAGGTGGCGTCAGCAACGGCTGTGATAGCTCTACCACCAATTACCAACGGCACGAACCCGGGCGTCCTCGCGAAGACCCCAGAGGCGATGGGCGCGTACGTTGAGAACCGCTTGAAAGCTAATATTAATACGACTGTACCGTCGCCGCCTTTTCATAAAGTTTGGGACGTGGTGCTTTCGCATTTTATTAAACAGATAGCGGCTGAATCAGGCGTGGAACCAGGGACGGTACATATGCCCACCTTCCAGGAGGTGGAGGAATCTCGCAATGGGCCGCTCCAGCGCGCCCGCCGTGAGAATTGGGGTAAGAACGGAATTCTCCCGAGTGACGACACAGCGCGCGTCGACACCAAGAAAGAGGTGCAGCACAAAGTTGATGACGCACCTCGCGGAGTTACGGGCTTGCCCTACGAACTTGGTGTCAATTCCGGCCGTCTGGGTAAAGGGCTCGAAAAGGTGATGAAGCTCTGCCGACACTACAACCCCGGAAGCACTCCGCACCAGATTGCTGAATCGGTGCGCGCAGTATACACGCTCGGGTTGGAGCATGAGGTCGCCATCACAACGCAACCTGAACGTCGCGTTGCACCGGACGGGCTCGTTTACACCGAGGATGAATTTGCTGGGTTCTTCGGCGGTCTGGATGAGTGGGAACAGGCCACCGTGAAAGAAAACGATTACACGACTAGTGGCATTCGCGAGAAGGACTTCAGCAAGATGGACGAGATGCATAGCGAGTTCACATCAAATGTGGTTCGCTCGTTGATCCGTCATTTCTTTCACCCGTCGTGCCTTGACGAGGCCCTCGCGATTTACGAGAAGCTGTTCAAGATGCGCACGCAGGTTGGTAAAGAAATCATAGACTCCGGCTGGAAGAACAGTAGCGGGTCAGGGATCACAACCGTCCTTAACTGCCTTGTCAACGCGATATTGGAAATGATGACAACAGTAGTATCACTTTGTCTTAACGTCCAGGATCAAGATGATGAGGCAACTTTAGCGGCGATTAAGTCCGGCGAATATGCACTTACAGTCAAAGAGCTTCGCCGCTGCATGAGTGTAGTCCAGGGCGATAAACGCTTTAAAGGTTTATCCACATACGGCACCATGATGGAAATGGCTTACAATTGGATCGGCCCAAAGTTCGGCGACGACGCTTTAGATCCCGGCACCCCATTCGTTTCTGATGTGAGGTGGTCAGTCGCATCGGAATACGTTCAGAAGAACATTGGCATGGTGACAAAACTCGGGTTCGTGTCATGTTTGCTTAGGCAACCTTGTGAGTATTTAAGCCGGGTTTATCCCGATCCGATACATACATTGGTATCATATTGCAAGATTGAGAAGGCCTGTGACAAGCTTCGCATTTCGCAGACTGACGATGTTAGCAAGTATGCTCTCAAACTTCAAGGATATAGTGTCACGGATATCAATAGTCCTGTTGTCGGACCATTGATCAAAGCAGCTGCCAAAGTTTTCAACATCGACTTGACTCGGTGTGATGCCATTGTTCAAGATACAGAATACATGGCGCAGCTATATGACATTGATCGAGACATGTATTACCGTTTGTCAAACGGCCCGTACCCACCATGTGAGGACGAAATGGCCGATGACATACGACGAGTCAGCGTAGCACGGCAATTCGGGTTTACCGGCCCCGAATTGTATGACTACGACGAACGACTATCGGAAATGACGACGCGCGAACAGATAGCTACTATGCGTTTACCAGTTGACCCTGATAAGACACCTAAGATTGACCCGGACAACGTTCACCGAGTTGCCGCAAGTAGCGGCGCGGTTGAGCTTGCGCCGGTCGCTTTAAAAGGTAAACCGGTTTCCGCTAATCGCGTTATGTGAGTGTAGCTTGGCGCGCCGTGGGAGGTTGAGCACTAGCCAGTGTGCAAATTGCGTGAGGGTGAGATTATTGTATTTCTTTCCCGATTCCTAACTCCCTTTCAACAAGGATCTGCCGGTCCCAAATTCACTTTTTGAATTCTTTCTTCTACGTCACTGCGTACGTATACAAGTTCCTATTTACAAATCTAGATGGCAACGGAAGCTCATCGTTTGGCTGAAATCGTGCGTGGTAAAGACCCGCTTGAGGGTCTTTGCAAAGAACGCCTCATCACGCACGAAGCCTGTGACTGGCTCAAGTCAGCGCTCGACCCCTTTCACGATTTTCAACTCGACAATCTCAAGGGGTATCCTGACATTTCTACCGAGCCAACTGTTGTCGTCCAGGTGCGGCAATCTAAGGCCATTTCTGCACCGCCTGGTCTCGACGACGGCGCAACTTGGGATTGCCATTTTGCGCTCTCGCCTGTCGATTACGCCCGACCTGGGCCTTCACAAGCTTCGACTATGCGCGGGTGTCGCATTGAACCGGGTGCTGGTAATCATGCCGGCCTGGTCAAGTACATTGGTCAATCGCATGGTGGCTCACCGCTGTGCGGACGTATGGACGGTCTTATCATTAGTTCCGCTCCTACTGAAGGTATTGGTCCAGTAAACATGACTTTTACACCTGGTCATTGCCTCCAAAACGCACAACCGACTGACACGCACCAACTCCAGGGTATCCATCTCGACGATTTTGTCGAGTTTGCTGATACCGATCTTGGGGTATACCGACTCGTTTATTCGGGGTTTGAAGTTGTCAACACCACTGCGCAAATTTCTAAGCAGGGTTCGGTGACTGTGTACGAGTATGGCAACTCGTATGAAGTCGCCTCGAAGCACGAGCATGACGCTGGCGCTTTTGTTCAGGCACCAAATACCTATTTCAGGTGCCCACCAAACACCCTTGCAGAGGCTAAGATAATGCCCGGCGCACACACATGGGCAGCACAAGACGGGTGCTACAACACGGCCAAGTTTCAGACCGACAATCCATTCCAGGCGGCAACGCAGCGCAATTTTACGTTTTCTCAAAACAATGATTATGCCCCCGCAGGGTCTGGTTATTTGGTCGATTCGCCCAGTGCAGACGCCTATAGTTACGGCTCGTTTGCGTCCGACCACGGCACTGCAAATGGTATTGAACTCATCACTCCAACCACCCATTTCTCGCGGATGAACACTACTGGTGCTTATTTTACTGGTCTTTCGCCACAGACGTCGCTCTTCGTCACATGGCGGGTCGGCATTGAACGCCTTCCGTCTGCGAACAAACCCATGTTCCTAGCCCTTGCACAGCCCTCGGCCGCGTACGATCCCAATGCACTAGTGCTTTACAACCTAGTTGCAAGCGCCCTGCCACCGGGGTGCCCTCAGGGGTACAACGACATGGGCAAGTGGTTTTCTTGGATCGCGTCAAAGGCTAGGCAAGCCATCCCCACTGTCTATCCTCTTGTACGTACTGCGGCTATGGTCGCAAGCGTTGCCGGTCGGCCACTTCTCGCTGGAGCGCTTTCAGGCGTCGCAGCAAATATGAAGCCAGCTGCTGAGGACATGGCCGTTAGACGTTTGCAGAACGCCGCGCGTCAACGTGCAAGTGGTCGCAACGGACAGTCTGGGAAGAAACCCGCTGTTGGCAACTACACCAAACCGTCCCCGCGCGGTCAGGTGAAGGGTGGCACCAACGGGCTTCGTTAAGTGCGCAATAGCGCAAGGTCCCGGTACGTCGTATTATTCGACGTAACGGATTCCTCGTTGGCAGTGTGGGTACGGCAGTACTACACACGCCTAGGGTTACCTCGAAGCATCGATGCTGGAAATGCACCAGTATCGGTCACTGTGAGGACTACCCGCTAGTTGATCTCCTACTAATAGCTGTCGCGGCAAAACAGCATTATGTATTACGTATTAACGGAAATGAGATTCTCTAGATCCCCA